CCAAAGTTGTTGTTGCCGACAAAGATAAAAATATGAAACGGGAGGTTGATGGACGATGAGCGTAAAAGGTCAAAATCCAAAGGCAAGGCCGCCGTCAAAACCCATTAGAAAACTAATGAAGCCAGCGCAAGGCGGCGGTAATCCCATCATTAAAAAGCTGAATGACCGTATAAAATCTTTGGATATGCGGCAGTTAATATTGAAAAACATTGCATTTGTAATTACCGGGTTTGTGGCAATGCAATTAGCCTCACGGTTGGGCTTTATCCCATTACCAAACTGGATTGTTGGTATTTTAGGCGGCGTTGGTATGAAACTAATGGTTTATGTCAAAGGCAAAAATGCAAAGAAATGGCGCAAGGATATGGAATACGGCTCGGCACGTTTTGGTACACCAGCCGATATAAAGCCATTCATAGACCCCGACCCAAGAAACAATGTAATACTTACAAAAACAGAATGCATAACCATGAACCCACGCCCCAAGCCTGTGAAGTACGCCCGAAACAAGAATGTACTCATTATCGGCGGCAGTGGCAGTGGTAAAACTCGCTTTTATGTGAAGCCCAACATCATGCAATGCGAATCGGAATTATACCCTGTTTCTTTTTGCATAACCGACCCGAAGGGCAGCATTTTAGTTGAGATGGGCGATTTCCTTAAAAACAGGGCTGGGTACACAATCAAGGTGCTAAATACAATCGACTTTGGCAAAAGCATGGGCTATAACCCTTTCGCCTATATAAAAGCCGAAAAAGATATACTGAAATTCGTCACTGCCCTTATTTCAAACACGAAAGGCGAAGGAAAAAGCGGCGGCGATGATTTTTGGAACTTCTCGCCTAAATTGATAAACCATGCACCGTCCATTTTTCAGCGGTGCATTTTTTAGTGTAATCGTCAAAAGTCAGTGGTTTTCGGTTCATTTTTAACGATTACTGTTTTCCATGAAAAAAGCCCATGCCATGTGCGACACGAGCCTTTTAATCTTTCCAATCAGACCGCTTTTTGCGCTCCGTTCTTAAATATGAATGTCAATTTACCGTCTACCCCAACCGACACGTAGTCAACAACTGCCGCCCAAAGGTTATCATCAAAATCTGTAATCACCTGCTTGCTGCATTCCAAATTGTTGATGAACACTTCGATTGTTTTACTCCTGCCGAGGCGTTCAGCTTTTTGCCGGTTTAGTTCTTCAAGGCGGCTTGTGGCTTCGGTGTGGCGGTTCAGGAAACCCTCGTTGCGCTCCGTCCACTCGGCTTGGTCAATAACCTCGCGGGCATTGGAATGTATGGCTTGTTTAACCAAGCCTTCGACAACTTCAATTTCCCGTTCCAATTCTGCCATTTCCGTTTCGATAGCGGCTGTGTCGCAGAGCATTTTTTGCACTTGGCGGCAGTCCTCAATCAGTCCGTCACGTTTTTTCATAAGTTGATTAAATGCCGTGAGGAATTTTTCTTTAACTTCATCTTCTCGGATGTGGGCAGTTTCGCATTTTCTTTCACCGGGCGAGTTGTAGCGGTCATTGCATCGCCAAATGATGGTGCGGTATTTCGTGTTACTTTGCCACACCTTTGAGCCAAACCACCCTCCGCAACAACCACATTTTATTTTGGTGGAAAAAGGGGACTGGCAACTTACAGGCCGTCCGAGGTTGTTTCGGCGGGCAATTTCCGCTTGCACCGCTTCCCATTCGGCGGGAGGTATAATCGGCTCGTGGCTTTCCTCAATGTAATAGTTCGGCAATTCGCCCTCGTTGGGCTTTTTGGTTTTGGTGAGGTAATTTGTAACAAACGTCTTTTGCAGCAATTTTGAGCCTTTGTAGGTTTCGTTGGTGAGGATATTTTTTACTGAAGATTTATTCCACACCGCTTTGCCCGTGGGTGTTGGAATGCCTTGCTCGGTCAGCCATTTGGCGATGGCAGTAAAACTTTTGCCTGCCATGAAAAGGCGGTAAATGGTTTGCACCGTTTCGGCTTCTTCGGGAACAATTATCGGAGTGCCGTCATTGCCTTTTTCGTAGCCGAGAAAACTTGACCACGGCAGGCTTATAACGCCGTCTGCCATGCCCTTCCGCTTACCCCATGTCACGTTTTCCGAAATTCCCCTTGACTCCTCTTGCGCCAGACTGCTCATAATGGTAATTAGCAACTCGCCCTTGCCGTCAAACGTCCATATCGACTCTTTTTCAAAAAATACCTCTGTGCCATGTTCCTTTAATTTTCGGATGGTCGAAAGGCTATCTACCGTGTTCCGAGCGAACCTCGACACCGATTTCGTTACGATAAGGTCAATTTTTCCAGCCAGTGCATCAGCCACCATGGAATTAAAACCATCCCGCTTTTTGGTGTTCAAAGCACTGATACCCTCGTCCGTATAAACTCCCATAAAATCCCAATCGGGTCGGGATTGTATGTAGGTGGTATAGTAATCCACCTGCGCATCGTAGGAGTTTAATTGTTCCTCTTTATCGGAACTGACACGAGCATATCCCGCAACCTTGCGCCGCTTAGTGCTTTCGGTGTTTAACTCCGCAAGCAAATCTTTTTTAGCGGGGATTACTGTTACTTTCTTCAATTATCTTAACCTCCCTCCACGGCTTGAATTTTCTGTAGGACACAACAACTTCTCTGCCGTCACGCATGATGAAGGTTAAATGCAGTGCCGATGTGTGGACGATAATGCGCTCCACTTTTTCAGCAAAAACCTCACTGTCAAATTTTTCAATACCGAGGACAATTTCGGAAGCCAGCATAAGGGTGCGTTCCCGCACAATCACGGCATCGTTACAATCGTACAATCTGCTCATACGCCCCCAACACGCCCACTCGCCGTACATTTCCCCATGGAGGCAGTTTGGCTTGCGGTTATATTTTCTGCCGCATTTTTCACAGAACAGTTTTTGCCTAAAGGGAAGCCCCTCAAGGTCACGCATATTGCCCGTTTCAGAACGCCGTGCAAATTCTGCTTTGACCGTTTCGAAGTATTCCTTGGAAACTATGCCCTCATGCGTACCTTCGATTAGATACATGGGCAGCTCGCCACGGTTTTTGATGAGCCGCTTTGAAATGTGGTCTGTAACAAATTGGCGTTGATGCAAAACATCTCCGCACATTTTGGGGTTTGTGAGCATTCGGTGAATGGCGGCACTGCCCCATTTCTTACCCGATGGGCTGGGAATACCCATTGCGTTTAACTTTTTAGCAATGGCCGGCGTTCCATCGCCGCTCATGTACCACTCGCACATTTGCCGCACCAAGGCGGCTTGCTCTGTATTAATTACCATTTTGCCGTCCACCATGTCGTACCCAAAAATTTTAATGGGCTTGGTTTTGCCTGTTTTCATGTCGTTGCGTTTTCGCCACTTCACATTTTCCGAAGCAGAGCGGCTTTCCTCTTGTGCATAGCTGGCAAGGATTGACAGCATTAACTCTCCATCACTGGATAAGCTGTTAATGTTCTGCTCCTCGAAAAAAACGTCAATGCTGAGGTCTTTTAATTCTCGGACAGTTTCAAGCAGTGTCACGGTGTTGCGGGCAAGACGGCTGATAGTTTTTACCACCACCATATCAATTTTTCCCGCTCTGCAATCGGCAAGCAACCGCTGGAACTCAGCACGGTCATTTTTTGTCCCTGTTTCATCAGCGTCCGCATAGACCCCGGCAAACTCCCATTCAGCTTTGCTTTGGATGTATTTATTGTAATGGCTTACTTGCGCCGCCAGTGAATGGAGCATATGCTCTTTGCCAAGGGATACACGGGCATAGGCAGCTACCCGTTTTCGTTTGGGTAATGCCGCCGCTGTAGGTTCGATTTTTTTCACAATTCTTTCCATAGGCATCTCCTTTCCTACCTACCATATATCCATAGTCACGGCGGTCTTATCAAGTCGATAATTATGGAGAAAGTTCTGCAAAAATACGGCTTAATTTCTCGGATTTTTCAAGTTCACGCTTTGCCCGTTTCAGTTCACGTTCGGCATGAACAGCGGCTTTTCGTGCCAGCCGTGCGGCTTCGTTTACTTCTTTGGTGGCAACCGAGCCATAGGCTTCTTTTGTACGGCGGGCTTCTTCTGCATTGTGGGCAGCTTGCACAAGGTCAAATTCTCTCTGAGAAACATCTGCACCTAACCGGGTATGGGTGTTGACGAGCCATTGCCTGAGATATTCGATGGATAACTCATTTCGCCACGCCTCCGCAAACATCAACTTCCACAATTTCCGAGTGTTTTTCAGTGGCATTTCAATAAAGCTGTCTGTATCATAAATTCTGCACACAAAGCGGTTGTTTTTGATGACGATTTCCATAAGGCTCTCCTTTCTCACGGTAAATGCTGTTTTCGGGTATTCCGTATTTTTTGGCAAGCATGGTGTCGATTGAAAGAAGTTCATCGCTTGTAATTAAGCCATTTGCAACCCAATTTTTGAAAATGGACAGAGAAGTTTTGTAATCAAGGACGGCATTGTTTTTATCCACCGCAAGCCCTCCTTGCCGCCGATGAGCAAGCCCGTGAGCAGAACTTCCGCTTGGCATTTCCATAGGCTGTAAATGGCTTTTTGCACTGTAGGCATTCAAAGTTATAAATGGCACGGCGATTTAATGAATCGGGATTTTTTGCCCACCAAGCCAAACGGCATTTATCGGAGCAGAACCGTTTTTGTTTCTTTTGCGGCAAATGTTCCAATGGCTGATTGCACATGGGGCAGACATTTTTTTTAACTTCGGCTGTGAAATTACGGCGGCAGTATGATTTCACCGTGTTTTCGGACAGTCCAAGGTCTATGGCAATGGCGGCATAGGTTATGCCCTCGCCGCGCAATTCGCTGATTCTTTGTTTTTGAATCGTTGTCATAAAGGCAGCACCTCCTGCCCTTACATCACGAAAAAACGAAAACTTAACCTATCGGCAAAAAAATAATCCCTCGCAATGGACACGCCATTACGAGGGGCTGTTTTTAATTATTGGATAAATCTGTGGTAGCGATGTAACATTGTCATCATTTGTTCCCGCGTAGCGGGGTTTTGGGGATTAGTGCCGTCTGTTATGCGATTGGCTATACCCCACTCCCACGCATCCTGCGCCCATTCGCTGGGAACGTGAGGATTTGGCGGCGGAGCGATTTTTGCGTCCATTGCCGTCTGCACCTTTTGCAAAAACACAGCCCAAGTAATAGGCCGCCCTGCACGGATATTTTGCGGACAATTTTTCTTACTCCAATCGAAGTGCTGGCGGATATTTTCGACGGGAATATTACGGCGGGTGCAGATGTCAGCAACCAGTGTCGCCGCTCGGTCGATGGCGCGCTCAAAATTGCCGTCTGCGTTTACACAAATCTCAATCCCAATGGATTGACGGTTGCCGTTCCCACCGCCGTCCCCTGCGTGGAAAGCGTCCTCGGTTTCGGGGAGATGCTGATAAGTTTCGGTATCATCCACAGTATAATGCCACGAAACAGGCGCATTGGCGGCATCGTTACCCTTGAGGTAATTGGCGTGTGCCTTTGCGTTTGCACCCTTGTTGCTGTTGCCCGTTTCATGGATGGTCACGAATAACATGGGGTTTGCTCTACCCGGACGATTACGCCGCCCGGCGGGTATAAAATCCTGTACTATGTTCATTCTTTGTCACCCTTTCCTTTGAATTGTTCTAAAACATCTTTCAACTTGCCGGGTACGGGTAAGCCGATGGCACAGGCGTTTTCCAAAATGGAAATACCCTCGTTGGCTGCATAAAAGAAAATGACAGCGGTGCGAAGCGGCGAATTACCGCTGCGAACGAGGTAAATATCGATGATGTTTGAAATGCCTACCAAAAGCAGAACTACCACATTTTTGATAATCCCGCGCGCTCCGATTTGGCTGTTCAGCTTCTTTTCTGAAATACCGCGCAGTATCCCCGTGATATAATCCACACAAATCAATGCTATCAAGGCATACACCAATCCGTCCAAACCACCCAAAAACCAACCTAAAAAGCCGCCCACAGTGGCGGCCGCACATAAAATCCAGTAACGCACAATAACTCCCCTTTACAAATAGTAGTTTTGTGTCTGACCGCTGCTTGCGCTTTCGCAAGCCCCGCGAACGCCGAAACCCGGATTGTCGTTCCATGGTGAAAACAGCGTACATATCGACCGTGCGCCGATGAGCGCACCGTTGAAATAACTGCCGCCCGCCAGCACAGCGCGAAAATCATTAGCGGCGTTTATCCACACTTGCCCTTGTCCTTGCCCGGACATGGGGTCAAACCAACCGGGGGTTTCTCCCAAGCCGGAAGCGATAAAATCGTTCAGCCACTCCCATAAATTACCCACGCAGTCCACGCACCCTATGTTGGACACGGCATTCCGTACAAACCCGGTGGTCGCGCGTTCCGTTGCCGCCGACCATGCGTTTTGATTGCCGCTTCCCGTGCCGGGGGGACTGCCCGCCGCCGCGCGGATGAACTCATTGTAAAAAAGCGGACGTTTACCGTTTATCGCCAACCGTTCACTCGCAGCATACCAGTTAAGGTTTTCTACGCCGGAAACAGGCAGTGCGTTGTATTTTGAATGCAAACCGCCGTTGCCGTCATCACTGGCAAGGTAAATATCCACCCATACGCCGCCTGTGAGATAAAGCATACCTTCCGGCGCGCACTTGGGTCTGTGCGCCAACGTCCAAATGCTACGGGGTACAATTCCATTGGTTACATTCGCAGGAGCGATGGTATTTATGCGATTCACGCCGTAGTGGAAGCCTCCGATGGTACGAAAACCAGATGGCGGAGTTAGATTTAGCGAGAGGACAATTACTCCATTGCTGCCGATGTTTATGTGGTAATCCCCGCCGATGATGAAACTGCTCCCCGTATCGAGGTGTTCTGCACTGAGAGTTACATCCGCCGTGAATGTAAAAATCTTGCCATCAGGCAGAACAATGGTTGTCCCTTTCCGAATCGCCACGTTCTCCCATCCCACAGGGTCGATGATTAAATTTTCCACCAGCGTTATTCCCGGCGGCCCCGGCGGACCGGGACCACCGCCACCGCCTCCTAATAAATCCACAAGGTTGTACAGCAAACCGTCCTCCCCAATAATCCTACCCGTCGATGGCGTGTACGTTTCAATGTCGGGTATTTTCGTTGTAATAGCCATATTTCCGCTCCTTCCTACACTTGAAGTGTCATATTGTTTAACTGGTTCATTACCGCCGCTCTCGGTCGCCTTGTGCCTATGGGAAGCCAATCCAACGGGAGGATAATGTCCAGCGGTTCGATGCCTTTTGTTGAAGCCGCCGTGTCATAACCGTTCACCCAATTAACGATGGCTTCCATTGCCGCTCTCAATTCCAAAATATGAAACGGCCAATAAAGCACAGCCGTTTCGCCGGAGGTAACCGCATCCCGCCATGTGTAGGCTGTCATACTGTAGTAGCTTCGGCAGTTGTTTATTGCTGTCCGCAAATCCGTTATATGCCGCGCCTTGACGTTGGTTTGATTGAAGATAATCGTGTCAAAGGTTGAGGCAAGGATTGTAATATTTCGGGAAACCACAGGGCTGTCGTAATTACCGTCCGAGGTTTTCACTTGAAGCGTATGGTTGCCGAACGGTAGTTCATCAGCGATATAAACCGTCCGGGCATTATCTTTCAGTTCGCCGCTTGTGGTGAAATATTCGGGATTGTCCACGCTGTTGTGCCAATCGCCGCTGCCGAAACGCACATAAACCGTTTGAAGCTGTCCGTCAGGCTCCGGCTGCACTTGGATGAATACCATCGGCATCACGTTGTAAGTAATGCCGCCCACCCTTGGCGCAGCCACAATCGGTGCAAGGGGTGGTCTGTCCAACGGAATATTTAAGATGCTGTTACTGACCCGCACATTGGAAAATGTGCCGAGTGTATCAATCGTCCATATGCCGAACTGGGTATGTGTCCCCGGCACTCTTGAAACGGTCGGCGTAAATGTTCCGCTTGAAGCGGCAAGGTTGATGGTTGCCAGTACCGTCCAGCCGCCCCATACAATTTCGGTATCCATTGCCGCAACAACATTGTTAATAAAAACATTCCAACCGAACGGTCTGCCTTCACGGATATTCCGAGGGCAGTGTTTTCCGCTCCAATGGAAATGCTGCAATACATTTGTGATAGGGATATTGCGCCGAGCGCAGATGTCGGCAGTCAGTTCGATTGCCCTTGCTACCGCTTTTGCGAAATCGCCGTCCTCATTGACACATATTTCAATACCGATAGAATGTCTGTTGCCGCTTCCCGCGCCGTCCCCTGCATGGAAAGCATCCTCGGTTTCGGGTAAGTGTTGGATGATTTCGGTATCGTCTACAGTATAATGCCAAGATACGGCAGTTCCCGGCGTGTTCAGCCATGCCGCATGACCTCTCGCATTTGCACCCGCCGTGGTGTTGTCCGTTTCATGGATTGTCACGTAGAGCATATTGTTGACTCTGCCCGGTCGGTTAGCCGCCCCTGCGGGTATAAAAATCTGCGTTATATTCAGTTCCGGCGGCGTTATTTGCCCGGTGGATGTGCGGCTTGCGATTTGATACCCACGAATCGGACTGAGGCCGGAAGATGCCCCGGACCATGCCAATGTTACAATTTCATCGGCATACACTTCGGGACTGGCGATTGCTGTCGTTGGTGCGTTTGGCGTTGTGTTCCTGCGAACGCTGTTTGACGATATGCGCCAGCCGGAGAAGAAACTCGAACCCGCCGTGCCTCGTGTCCTTACCCGATAACGGCGAAAATTCCCACGGGTAGGAGGCGATGCAACCCACGCGCTTGCCGAGGTAGTTGTGGATGTGACCGTTCCCAAATACTGCCACGCACCCCATGTTGAGTTGTTTGTGGAATCCGAGAAGTCGATGTCATAGCCATTTATCCAGTTATTCAAACCGCTTGCCGCGCCAGACCATGACAATATCGCGTTTCCCTCAGAAATGTTTGGGCTTACCGATACAGCCGTGGGAGCGGTGGCAGCCGTGACCAGCATCGGCAAACTGAGAACAGTGTGAGCAGAATTGTCTATCGTTCCCGCAATTATCTGAAATTCCCCGTCAGACCACACTTGGAAGCGCACCCCTTGGGTGATATTTCCCGCTGTGGACGGCACTGTAAGCGAAACATGGCGAACACGGGGAGAAGTTCCCTCCCAGTTATCGTTGGTGTTGGTTTTAATCCGCACAGTGCGCTGTACACCCGCGATTGTAATTCCGCACATCAAAGCGTGACCGTTGCGAATGAAGGAATCAGCCGTGCCGAGCCACGCCGTGATAGTGAAGTTGTACGTCATTTGGGAGTTGTTTGGACGGCTTCTTGTATAGTTAATTCGGTAGCTTACAATCGGAATTCTCCCCGACACCACCAGCGTTACATTGTTAATATCAGCCAAAACCATTCACCTCCCGTTATTCGTAAACCGCCGTTATCAATGAATTTACTAAGCCGCAGACGGCGGCCGACATCCGGGTATCGGATATATTTATCGTTTCGATGGCAACCGCACCCCGCACCACAAAAACCGTGGCAATTCCAAGTTCCCATATGTCGTTGTTTCTCGTCAAAGCGGGAGGGGATGGTGTCGGAGCAGGAGAACCTGTTAAAACCGCCAACGTTATCTCGCGCGCAGTGTTACTCCAACGGAGGATAATTCTGTCTATGCGGGGATTCACGCCGTCTGCGGTTGCAATCGACAAGTCCAGCGGCGTTGTATTGGCGTAATGATACCCATTTATCCATGCCGTCCCCGGCTGTACCAGCACTTGCATACCGACCGCAACACCCACCCGTAGATTGTCTGCGTTTCTGTGAAATATTCCGTTTGATACCAAGTCGCCGAAATATGTGGCGAAATCAGTGGCATCGTAAATCCTGTCACCGCTGGATGAATTGAAAAATCCGCTTTTTTGCACGGTCAAGCACCTCCCAAATCGTTAATCTTGTCATATATAGTCAGGAGCGGCTTGCCGAAAGTCGCCCTTATACTCATGCCGTCCCTGTCGTAATTTTCTTCAAGTTCCGTAATCCGTGCGGTTATTTCCATACCCCAGTCCTTTGCCACAACACGCACACGGCTGCCGATGTCATAGTCAATTTTGTATTGCAAGTTGCCGAACTGGTTAATTGTGGCATCGAAGGCTTCTACCAATGCCAGTTCTGCCAGCCGAGCCATACCCCGGTAACGGAGCGCATCCTCATAGCCGGTGGGGAAATTTTCGCTTTGCAAGTCGCGGGCATCCACAAAAACCTCAAACCGCCATTCATTCCAGCCGCCGCCAACTTGCACGAAGGTACGTGCAGCACCTTCACCTTCACCGCCCACCAGCGCGAAAGTGGCAAAATCACGGATACTAAACGTGAAGGTTTGGTTAATAATGTTTTCAAATTCACGCGAAAACACGCCTGTTACGTCTATGCCGATGTATGGTGTTATAACGAAGCTGCCGTTGTTGAAAATAGTGCGAATGCCAACATCAGCGGCTTCGCATAAACCTTCCACCACGGAGAGCAAATTACGGTAGGATACTTGATTGTCCACATTTACCCCAAGCACCGCTGTTTGATAGGATAGATACGAAATGCGCCGAGCGGCTATCGGTGCCGTGCCTAAGATGTTGTTTCCCAACAACTGACCGAGCGCCGCGCCCAAATCGCCGTTTAAGACTTCCGTTTCAAGCACAATGCGCCGGGCAAGGAATCCTGTGGCAAATTTACCCGATATTTCGATAACTTCCCGTTCATCCATGGTTATCTCTGCAAATTCTATCAGTCCGATTTCCTCATCATCGGACTTGCCGATAAAGTGACCGATTTTGAGCAGGTTAAGCGTGTTCGGCGTTGCCATTGCCCGTAATTCATACCCGCCGCTTTTGTGATACCGCCGTGTCCAGCGGAGGTATTCGTACTCCTCGACCACGCCGATGAGCTGCCTGTTCGTGTCATATACCAATAAATCCATTTGCTGTGCCTCCCGTCGTCAAGCCGTTAAATATAAAGGCCGATAAAATATGCTCACTTCCAACAAATCCATAAATGTGGCGGCATCATAACGCAGAAGGTTGTTGCCGACCGATAGCTGTAGAAACGTGCTGCCCGTGTCCAAAAGCGGAAAGGCGTTTGTTTCTGCTCCTGCTACCACACGCACCACTCGCTTCGTGGCGAAGTGGGTAAAAATACGGTATTCCTCTCCGGCGGTCATAGTGGCGTTTATCCGCACAAACTCTCCTGTGTCCATATTCATCAATTCGGGGTTTGTGAGCGTACCCGTTGCACGGAATACGATTTCACAGCCGCACGGCACATCTCCGATGTTTTCAATATCAATTAACTGGCTCGGCTGTCTTATTCCCAACTCTATCCCCGGCGGGGATATGATTTCCAGCGGAAACGTGAAATTGCCCTGCCACGAAGCCAATTCTTCACGGATGGAATTTAATTCCTCAAAGAACGGCGAAGGGCAGAGCAGCGAGATAAAGAAAGCCGGAGCGCGGGCGATGTTGCCCTGCGATACTCCGGCTTCCTCTACGATGCACGAAATTTGGCGGTTGCGGTAAATGAGCGTCCCGCGCTGTTTTGGCGTGAATATCCTCAGCAAGTGCCGCCTGTAGTCAAACGACACTTCCACAGACGGAGAAATAATCTGTCCTTCGATGGTGATATTTCTCATGTCAAGACTCGATGAGATATAAAAAGCCCCGTCTTGTTCCGGAGCCTTGAAAGTATTTATACTGTTGCGGATGCGTCCGACGCCTTCCAACCGCCGTAAAAATATCGGCTTCAACTGCCGAATGGTTATACTTGCGCCGCTGTCGTTTTGATAGGTTACTTCCATGCCGCTCCACACCTCCCATAATTATCACGCAATGCCCAGCGCAAGTTTTCTTGACGCATTGCGGAACTCGCGCGCGGTTTCTTTTTCACTGAGTGCCTTCGGTGATGTGATTGAGATGTTCTGCGTGACATTACCGAAGGGGTTAGCTCCGGCAGAATACACGCCGTCAAACGCCCCGCGCACATTGGAATCCAAGTTAAAATCCGTGGGTATGGCTTCCTGCATATCTTTGGTAATTTTGTGCATCATGTCCACAAAACCCACGCCAAGACCTGCGCCCATATCCCGTCCAATTCCGGCAAAAACCGTAGACGGGGAGCGGATGCCCAAGAAGCCGGTAACCGCATTAACAACATTACCCACGGCGTTTTTCACGCTGTCGATAACATTTCCGACCATGCTTGTTATGCCGGAAACTAAGCCGCGCATGAGGTTCGCACCCGCTTCTACAATCGCGCCCACACCGGAGCCGATTGCGCCGACAATACCCGTAATTATTTGCGGTATCGCCTTGACGATTTCGGCGATGATTTGCGGTAAATTCTTCACAAGGGAAATCAGCAACTCCACACCCGCTTGGATTATTTCGGGTATCGAACCGATGATGCCATTTACCAAAGCCGTGATAATTTCGGGGATTGCGGTCACGATGGTTGTGATTATCAACGGCAAGTTTTGGATGAGCGAAGTCAGCAGTTCAATTCCCGCCTGTATTATCTGCGGTATCGAGCCGGTGAGTGCTTCCAATAAAGCTGCCAGAATTTTCGGTATTGCCGTGACAATCGTAGTGATGATTTGCGGCAAGGCTTCAATCAGTGCCGTCAGCAAATCAATCCCCGCTTGGATTATCATGGGGATGGACTCAGTGAGAGCCTTTACCAATGCCGCCAATATCTGCGGTATCGCCGTTACGATTTCGATGATAATTTCCGGCAAGGCATCAATCAGCGAAGTAAGCAGTTCAATCCCTGCTTGGATGATTTTCGGAATGGAATCCGTCAGGGCTTTCAAAATCGCTTGTAAAATCTGCGGTATGGCTGCGACAACGGTTGTGATTATCTGCGGCAGGTTTTGGATTAACGCCGTCAAAAGTTTTATGCCCGCCTGTACAAGCTGCGGGACTGCGCCGACCACGGCATCCACCACGCTTGACACAATTTGAGGAATTGCCGCCACGATGGTGTCAATTATTTTCGGCAAAGCGTCCACAAGTGCAGTCAACAGGGTAATTCCGGCATCAATAAGCATCGGCACAGCTTTTATTATCGCGCCGATTATGCTGTCGATGATTTGAGGAATTACGGCAACAATGGTGTTTATGATTTCGGGTATGTTGTTCACCAAGGCAGTAATCAATTGAATCCCTGCATCCGCAAGCTGGGGAATCGCTCCTACAATGAAATCCACAATCGCCGTCACCAATGCGGGTAGTTTCGCAATAAGCCTCGGAACAGCCGCCAAAATCCCCTCGGCAAACCCAACAACTAACTGGAGCGCGGCATCTAAGAGCATGGGAAGATTATCAATCAAGGTTGTGACGATAAACATAATCATGTCTACGACCGCCGGGATAAGTGTTGGCAATGCGCCTGCTATTCCGTTTACCAGCGCAATTACAAGTTGTGCCGCACCTTCAACCAAAACAGGCAAAGCCTGCACAAGCGCATCGGCAATCGTCTGTACCAGTGTAATTGCCGTGTCTATAATTTTTGGAAGGTTGCCCACAATGCCGTCCACCAAAGCCGCAATTACCTGCGGTGCGATTTCGGCAATCGTACCCATCAGCGTTCCAATCATTTCAAGTAGCTGGGGAATTGCGGAGGATATGCCCTCAACCAACATTTGAATCCCCTGCGTGAGTGCTTCGCCGGCCCCTTCCTGCCCGGAAATGATGTCGGCAAAAGCCCCCGTCACCATGGCAAGACCGGGTAGTAAATCGGCGGTGATGGAGGCTTTTACTCCTTTGAACGCCCCTTGCAGGTCGGTTTGCGCGTTGCTGAATTGAACGGAAGCGTCAATCAATTCATCGCTAAACACAATGCCCAAATCATGAGCGCGTTGGCGCATTTCTTCCAGACTTAGGCTGGTGTCGTTGAGAATTGGCATTAACTCCATACCAGCCCTACGCCCAAAAATGGTAAGCACCATGTTCGTTTTTTCCGCGCTCGGCTCCATTTCTTGGAACGCTTTGACGGTGGCATTTAACGCCTCTTCGGGCGTTTTGTCTTTTATCGTATCAAACCCCAACCCAAGACGGTCAAGGGTTTTTCCGATTTTGCCGCCGCTTTCATCCACGCCGCCCATAGCATTCTGTAGGTTTCTCATGCCGTAGCTGATGTGGTAGGTTGACAGGCCGCTTTGCTGTAAAACGTAATCCCATTCTTGGAAACCTTGCCGTGTAAGCCCTAACTTTTGCGCGGCCTTGTCGGTTTCGTTGCCCCAATCGGCGGTTTCCTTTGCCATGTCATAAAGTGCTTTACCGGCCGTTCCCGCCGCCGTACCAATGGCAGCGACTGCCACTCCGATGGCTGCGCCCACGGTTTTTAAGGTTGCGGTTAAAGCAGAAAACTTGCCCTCGGCATCATCAGCCGTGCCGCCCGCTTTATCAATTTCGGTGGCAAATTCACCTGCGCCTTTTCCTGCATCATCAAACCCGTCACCTGTGCCGTCCAGAGCCTTGGTAGTGGAATCCAGTTCTTTTTCCATGCCATTTAACTCAGCCTGTGCTTTATTAAGCTGGATTTGCCAGTTCTGCGTTCGTTTGTCGTTTTCACCGAAACTCTCCGCAGAATTTGCCAGTGCCTTTTCCAACATGGCGATTTTTTCCTTTTGGGCATCAATCTCCTTGCTGAGCATCTGTTTTTTAGCGGTCATCGCTTCGATGCCTTTGTCGTTTTTATCGAATTGGGAAGCGACAAGCTGCATCTCCGAACCCAATACCTTGAAGGACTGGTTGATTTCATTAAGCGCGTTTTTGAAATCGCGCTCCCCGTCTATGCCTATGCGTAAGCCAAAATCAGCGATAAGTCCTCACCTCCGTCAAATTGGGATAACATCGTCAATGCTTGCCGCCCGAAACGGCTTTTCAATACCCATAAATTGCTTGTGGCAAGCCCACAAATCCAAAAACAACCCCAGCGGGGTCGTCCAAAATTCATCAGCGGTCATGTGTAGTTGCACCGTGCCGTAATAAAACAGCCGGGAGAAAATTTCGCCATCTTCTACCCGGCTGTCTCGTTTTTTGTGCCACCTACTTGGTTGCCGTCTGATTCGCTGAGGACGTTTCGCGCCGTGCCTTTGAACATGGCCGCCGTTATTGCATCCTTGTAGGTTGCCATTTCAAGCGGGGAAGTAAGCAGTTCCACATCATCCTCGGTCAGCAGGTCTTTTGGCGTGTCCTTGTTTTTCAAGTTGTAAATGAGAATGGTCTGATTCGCCAAAAGTGTAATCAGCCACACGATTTCTGCAATCGCCATTTCAAAGTTCTCGGCTTTCATCAACTTGTCGCCGAGGTCTTGCAAGCCGCCGTAGCGTCCGGCTATGGCTTTTGTTGCCTTGGTGGTGAGGAGCAGTTCGTACTCCTCACCACCGATGGTTATCAATGCACTGCGTTCGTTATCCATGAGAAACCTCCATTTTTTAAGGTTCGGGGTCAGGTTCAGGTTCATCGCCGCCGCCGACAAAGGTTGGTTCATAAACCTCGGCGTACCAGTTGTCAATAACATCGCCGCTTGCCTCGGAATCCACAACTTCGGCCTTCCACGGATGATTCCCCCGCTCGTCCAGCCTGTTGCGGCGTAAAATCGTACCTTCGATGGTTGGGGTTTGGAAGGTGATAGTATCGCCCTTTGTCTGCATATTTGCGGCAGGGAAGCCGAACTTGACGCGATAAAACCAAAAATAACGGTAATCGCCGTTGGGTTTTGCTGCCCTAAAGCCGATGGCAACAGGCAAGCCGATGTCTTCCGAAGCGGAAATAAGCACCCCGTTATCGTCCACATCTGCACCTGTCAAAGCCTTAACCACCGCCACTTTGAGGTCATCCACGCCAAGCACCAAAGTTCCTGAGTTGAAATCTTTAATTACATACGCCAAGCCGTCATCCGCATGGAGGGTCGCCTCCGAAAGCGTTATGGTAAGGTCGGCATTTATGGCTTTCGCCATTTGGACGGGGACACCATAGGTCTCCTCGCCGTTCAAATCTTCCGTAATAGGCGCGTAAAAGAGCCTATCCATCCCGATTGTTGCCATTTGTATCACTCTCCTATTGGATAATATTTTGCGACATCCACACAAATATGGTGGAATCCGGTTGAATCTTCGTGTGCGATATAACGGCGGTCGGTGATGGTAAACTCCGCATCGAGGACGGCCGCCACTATTTGCCGTTTGCGCCTCACATAATTGCCTTTGGTGAATAATGAAATCCGAATTTCGCTAACATCAATCTGCGGACGGTTATCGGCATGAAAGGCAAAATTGTCCGTCATTGGCGTGAGGACGCAATATTCGTCCGGGGGAACGCCGCTGAACACGCCCGTTTCCACGGGAAGTCCAATCGTAGAAATTATCGTGTTCAGTTCTTGCAATATGCTCACAATTTCGACACCTCCTCTTCAAACTGCCGCTCGATTGCATCTGTGACGGGTTTCTTGGCTTGGTTTCGTGCCTGCTTGAGAAATGGTTTAGGCGGTTGACCGCTTTTGCCGTATTCCAGTACGTTGGCAATAAGAGTGTTCGGTCTGCCGTCACTGCGCGGCTCATGGAAGCCCACTTTCACATCCCGTACCCCGCGCCGATTAAGCCGTGGTTTGGAAAGCCCAAGTGCCTGTTGCAATTCGCCTGTGGAGCGTGATGGGTATTTCGTATCCGTACCGACAACTCCCGCCAAGCCATCACGGACAAATCCAAGCGCAACCTCGCCGCCCGCTTCCAAGCAGGAGTCGATTATGCGGTCGGTTTCATTGCCGAGTTTGGTAAATCGCTCCATAATTTCGTCCGGCATTTTCATGGTCACTTTTGCCAATAAATCCAACCCCCCTACCGCATAGAACCGCTCACTAATTCTGCCAGTGCCTCGGTGTACATACCACGATTGCGGACATCTTCCGCACTGGTAATGCGGTATCGGTCGCCGTTCCATAAAATAACGTGGGTTGCGTCAACGGTCACATCGGGAATTTTACGGAAGCGGAACAGAGCCGTGGCGGTGGTGAATGCCGCCCGGTTTGCCCAGCCCTCGCTGCCGTGCCGTTGTTCCACATAGGCACGGATAGATGCGATTACCGTGTCGGTGTTGGTGGCGAAGCCCTCCGTGTCCTTTGCGGGTTCTTGTGAAACGATGTCAATAAATTGGTTCATCTTGCCAAACGCCATGGTCTACCACCCCCAAGTCTTGCTCATAAGGAGCAGCCGATTTACCGCCGTCCACACCTGCGATGATGCCGCAACAGAGTCCGAAAAGAAGCCGCCCGTCGAGCCATCCCTGCTTTCATGGAAATGGCTCGACAGCATAATAACGGCTTGTTCGGTAGCAGGCGGAAGCGGGTCATCGCCGTATTCGACTTTTTGATATCCTTCGGCATAATCAATCGCGGCGCGGATAAAACCGCACAGCAACTCGTCATCCTCGTCATGTGTCAAAATAAGATTAGCCTTGACTTTGGGCAGTAGTTCAAGGGTTTTATCCACGCCGCTCACCTCCTGTGTGTTTAGGGTGCAGTTCCGGTTTGCATAAGCTGGATGCCTTCGGCAAGGATAACCTTCGCATCCACACGCTGGTTTCCGATGAAGCCCACCTGTCCGTTGCCTGCGAAAAGTTCATTCAAACGCTGGACGGTTCTGCCCATGCGGTCGCCAATCCAGTAATGGTTAAAATCACCAAACGCCACGGGCAAAGCCCCGGCTTCCACAACCGGCACATAAGGTGAGGTGTAGAGCCTATACCCCAGCAATCGGTCGGGTTCTCCGGCTTGGACGGAGGGTTGCCATAAATACTGGCCGTTCGAGTCCTTCAGCTTACGGATAGCCGAAACGGTGATGTCACGCATAAGGAACACGGCATTTCTGCGGTAGGGGCTTTTGAGTGCATAAATCAAATCGATAAGGTTGTCGGTGCTGATTGCCGCCGTAGCGGTAGTTACGCCAACGGTGCCGCCGTCTGCGGTAAAAATACCCGTGGGCTTATCTGCGCCGTCACCAATACAGAACGCTTCCTCTTCGGCAATGCCGAACGCCCGCGCAAAATCCTCCGCAATGTACGCTTCGAGGTTAAACATGGAGTCTTGTAAAAGTTCGATACTGACACGCGCTAAAGTGGACAGTTTGTAAGCATCGAGAGATTTTTGCGAAAACGTCATCATGGTTTCGGTGATGGCGGCGTTCTCCTGCGTCCAAAATGCCACAGCCCTGTCCGCAGCAATGGGAATTTTACGTTCGGCATTGGTGTTTACAACCTTGGCGATGCGCCGAATTACGTTGTATTCGTCCAAACCTTTGATGATTTGGCGTTCAAATTCCACAGGCACAAGGTAACCGCCATCGGAATCCGGGGAAGTGCTGAGTACGTTGTGGATGGGTTTACGGTTGCGCAGGGCGTTGCCGAAATCCTCTTTGTACTCATTAGAAGCGCGGCCTGTTTTGGCGGCTTCGGTTGCGGCAGGGGTGTTGGTTACGGGCTGGCTGGTGGCCTTGTTCAGTTCAAGGTCATAAGCGGCTTGACGTTCCAAGCGGTCGATTTCCTTGCCCAAGTTCACCATGTCCGTTTCCATTTTTTCGTATTGTGCGGCGGCTTCTTGGGAAACCGTGCCGTCTGCGCCGCGATTGCTGTCCAAGAAATCCTTGGCAGTGTTCCATACCTTGTTGCGCTTTTCGCGCAATTCGAGAATCGTGTTCATACAATTACCTCCCATTATTTGTTGGATATTAAAGAGAGCCGCTTTTCCAGCGACTCTGCACACACGCCTTTGGGCGTTGGTGGTTCGGGTTTCGGTGGTGTTTTTGCATTTACTTGCAATTTATCCAGCAGCGAGTTTGTCACCGCCCGCCGACTGAATACATAATTTGTGGCTACGGCATCGGGTTTTTGCTGTTTAGCATCCTCCAGTATGCCGTCCACAAATCCCCATTCAATGGCTTTATTGGCGTTCATCCACGTTTCGGCATCCATCCAGTTTGAAATTTTTGCCCGTGGCTGGCTAGTTTTGATGTTGTAGGCATTTATGATGGACTCCTTCACTTCATCCAACATATCCTGCGCACGACGCATTTCTTCACTGTCGCCGATTGCGATAGACATGGGATTGTGAATCATCATAAGTGCCGTGGGTGCCATAAGGACATTTGTACCCGCCATTGCCACAACGGAAGCGGCACTCGCCGCCAAGCCGTCAATCTTGACCGTGACGTTGCCTTTGTATTCCATAAGCATGGTATAGATTTGGCTTGCTGCGATGCAATCCCCGCCGGGGCTGTTAATAAAAATGGTGATGTCACCATTTGAGGCAAACAATTCATCCCTAAACGCCTTGGGTGTAATTTCATCGCCCCACCATGTAGAGGACGAAATAACGCCGTCAAAATGCAACACACGTTCACCCGCCTCGTTTTTACTCCAGTTCCAAAACTTCTCCATCAGATTTTTCCTCCTCCCCGTTAGAATTTTCCAATACTGCATTCATACGGCTAACCAGCGGCATTAAATTTCCGTTGACCAGCAGCAAATCCCCGCCTTCCTCTTCGGGAATAAGGTTCATTTTTTCCAAGCTGCGGATGTCGTTGGCACTGAGCCAGCCGTTTTGCCGCCCAACGGCATAACCATCCATGCGGCTTTTATAATCGCCTCGGAGCAGGCCGTCCACGTTAAAGCGAATCATGATTCTGGGTTTTTCGCCGGGTAACAGCAATGCCGCCTGCATACTGTCCTCCCACCGCCGTACCCATGGATTAAGCGTGTACATGACAAATTCCAAGGATTGTTGGGTTATGTTGGAAAACGAACTTTTGTCGAGGTCGCCAATCATGTGGAGCGGTACGCGAAATATCCTCGCAATTTCGGCGATTTGGAACTTGCGCGACTCCAAAAACTGGGCTTGTTCCGGCGCAATGCCGATGGCGTTATATTTCATACCCTCTTCCAAAATTGCGATTTTGTTTGCGTTTCCGGGGCCGCGATATTCTGCATTCCAACTGTCCTTCACACGCTGAATGTCCTTTATGGTGGCAGGGTGTTCCAATATGCCGCCGGGAGTCGCACCGTTGGCGAAAAATTTAGAACCGTACTCCTCGGCCGCCAAAGTCATGCCGATGGCATCCTTCGCCATTTGTATGGGCGAGTAGCCGATTAAGCCGTCAAAGCCAAGCCCCGGAATATGCAATATTTCACCCTTGCGGAGTTTCACCTCGCCTTTGTTTTCGCTGCGGTAAATGTAAACAATCTGCTCGGTGCGGGCATCCCGCTCCACCGTTACACGGTCGGGCAAAAGCGGGTAGAGTGCTATAGGGCAGCCCCTTCCATTTCTTACCATTTGTGCATATGCGTTGCCGAATAAAAGAAGATGACTCATAAGCGTTTCGCGGAACACAAATGAAGTCATCTCCGAATTTGGCTCGTCATGGAGCAGCTGGTACAGTGGGTGGCTAATTTTTAATATTTTGCCGCCGTCCTCCACACGTTCATATACGTGGAGCGGAAGCCCTGCCAGTGATTCCGCTAAAACCCTCACGCAAGCGTAAACGGCACTGGTCTGCATGGCTGTCCGTTCATTTACCGCCTTGCCGGAAACTGTGCCGTTGTTAAATAATGACCAGTTCCCTAATAAGCCGCCGGTTTCGTTCTTGGGGGCATCCCTTGCCCGGAAAAGCCTGCTAAAAATGTTCATATGAAATCACGCTCCCTCTACAAAAATAAAATGCCGCGTTTATCGTACACAGACTCGGTTTCGATGCCGCCTTGAAGCATGGCGCGGGCAAGTCCCATCACGAGGCTCACAGCACCGTCCACTTTTTCGGTAGATTTTTTCTTGCTGATTTTCATGTTCAAATGTGCATCCGTTTCCGCTACCACGTTGCCGATGTTCCAGTCCATCACAGGGTGTTTGCCGTGGCGCAGCTTGCCTTCCTGTACCAATTGCATGAGGTCGCGGGTTGGCGTTGCCATGCTTGCGAAGCCCTGCCCAAAGGGGAAGACGGTAAAAGCCCGCTCCGCGCCCAACTCTTCGAGGTCACGGCGAATTTTCTCCGCTCCCCAGCGGTCGTAGGCGATTTCACGGATTCGAAAATCCTCAGACAGTTTCGTTATAAACGCCGTGATGTAATCGTAATCCACAACATCACCCTCGGTGGTATTGAACACACCCATTTTATGCCACACCGCATACGGCACATGGTCGCGCCGGGTTCGTAGGTCGATGGCATTTTCGGGAAGCCAAAAATACGGAAGCACCGTGTATTTCTCATCGCTGCCTTCCGGGGGAAACACCAGCACCAAAGCCGTAAGGTCGTTGGTGGAGGACAAGTCCAACCCTGCGTAGCAATCACGCCCTTTGAAATCGTCAATGTCAATGTCCTCGCCGCAGGCATCCCATTTATCCATTGGCATCCAGCGGATGTCAGAGTTAGTCCATTCGTTTAAGCGGAATTGCCGAAAGTGCATCTCCTCGGCGGGGTTTTGCCGTGCCTGCTCGTAAGCCGCTTTGACGGTTTCAAAAGGAATAGTCACGCCGATGGAGGGGTTGCATTTCAACCACACATCGGGGTCATTCCAGTCGTCTTCGTCATTCATGCCGTACACCACTGGATAAAACGAGGGGTCTAATTTCGAGCCGTCCAGCACCGCCTTTGCTTTGTTATGCATCTCGTAACAGATACTGGTACGGTCGCGCCCTGCCGTGGTGATGAGAAAATACAGCGGTTGTCGCCGCGCATCGCCCGTGTATTTTGTCATCGTATCGAACAACTCGCGGGTCTGTTGCGCCCACAACTCGTCAAAAATAAGCCCCGACACGTTAAAGCCCTGTTTGGATTTGGTTTCCGAGGAAAGCACACGGTAAAAACTGTTGGTGTGATTAAAAATAATCCGTTTAGTGGACGGTACTAATTTGGAAAGTTTGTGTAAGTCGCCGCATTGTTCCACCATGGCTTTTGCTGTGTTAAACACGATAGAGGCTTGGTTAATGTCGGCAGCACAGGAATAAACTTCCGCGCCCGCTTCCCCATCGGCGAACAACAGATACAGCGCAATGGCGGCGGCGAGTTCGGACTTGCCGTTTTTCTTACCAATCTCCACATAAGCCGTGCGGAATTGGCGATATCCCGTTTCTTTATCAACGATGCCGAAAACATCACGGATAATCTGCTCCTGCCAGCCCATCAGCTTGAAGGGCTTTCCAAACCATTCGCCCGTGGTATGCCGTAGCATGGAGATAAAACCCACGGCAAAGTCAGCCCGCCGCCTGTCGTAACGGCTGGTGGACAGCATTAATTTTGTGGGTTTATATTCAAATGTCATCGGTTTCACCTCCATCAAAAAAGACCGCCTCGGCGGTCGCAGTCTATGGTACGAGAGCAAGCCCCGGTAGGGCTGCCTCGGTTGTTTTCGTGGCTGGGTAGTGCTTTAACTTGCGGCTTCTTCGATTGCCGCCAGTTCCCGCTGGAGCCGTGCAATTTCGGCGCGACGGTCGGTGATAATTTCAATATCGCCGTAGCCATCGCGGGCATCTTGCAAGTCACGTTCAAATTTTGTTGTTGGGTCAGCCAGTTCCGCAAGCCATGCCTTGAGCAGTTCCGCTTCGGCGGCATACTCGGCGTGTTCGGCTTCCTGCCCGGCTTTGGCTTCTGTCATTAGGTAGTTTGCGGAAGTGCAATAAAGGTTGTGGTTCGCCATTTCCAATGCTTTCTTCAAAATGGATTCTCTTGTCATTGCATTTTCCCCCTTATGGTCTGTGTTCGAGCCTTACGTCCTCGCCCTCGAAGTGGGCGATGTAGCGGGTTTCGCGTCCATCTTGGAGTTTCACCACCAGCCGCAGTTCCCCGTTTTCAAAAGCCGTGTACGTCCTTGTAATCCGCGCCCCTTCGGGCAGTTGTGCTTCGGCTTGTTGCCATTGTTCGCTGTTCATCCGTTTCCCCTCCCTTATTCGGCGTACTCGCCGCGATGAAAACCCCAGTCGGTGAGTTCGGTGAGCCTTGCCACCATGTATTCAGCCGAGCCTACGTTGCCCCAATTAATTTCATCGGGGTGGGTGTCCATGTGGTTGTCCACGTAGGTCATCAGTTCTTCAAGCCGCTCCCTTGCCTCTGCCATTTTTTCCATGAATGCACCTAGTGCTTTGTCATTGTTTTTCATTCTCATCCGCTCCTATCCTTGTTTTTGCAGGGGTTCTCGCCCCCTTGCATGAACAGTATGCCGCAGGTCGAAGGTGATTGGTAGTGGATTGTGATGGACACTTTTCACTCGCTTGCGGGAAACTCGCCGTGCAAGATGAGGTGCGAGTAAGCCTTGCGGTTTTCCTTTTCAATTAAGAAGCAGACCAGTTCGTGAAGTTCCATTTCGTAGGCGATGCGCTGGACGGCACCCACATCAAACATATTCGTTGCCGCTGTCGCTCTGACCTCAAGCACCTGCGCCTTTATGGTTTCAAGTTCTTCATGCGTGTAATCCATCGTCTGCCACCTCCGTTTCAGTTTCGGCGGTATCCGCTGAGTTGTCAGCGGATACCCCTTCAAGATTGCCCTCTGTGGTGGCTGTTTCGGGCTTACAGCCCGCTTTCCAAGCGGAGTTGCCGGGTAGCTTGGCAAGAAGGACGCGCCTCGCATTTTTGAACTCCGAGCCGACCATGCCGAGGGAGATGAGCCAAACCCTAAAGGAAAACTTGGGGCTGCTGTCCAGTTCCTTTTCCTTTGCCGTCACCCGTGCTTTGGTGAGTGACGTTTTGCAAAGCAGGCTGATGAGCGTGGCGTAGGCTTCCGTGTGTTCTGCGTCCAGTTCGCCGCTAAACCAAGGGAAGCGGAGCGTTTCGGTGGTGTATTGGATGGGTAGGTCGTCCACACCAAGCGCCGCTTTGAGGAGCGGAGCCTTGGCGGTCACCATGCGGCAGAGTATGTCCAGCTTCTCTGGCGTGAAGCCTGTGTTTGGTATTTCAATTACCAAGCTGTCGGCTTCGTCTGCGAGTGCTTCGATTTGTTTTGGCGGTAAGTCGTCAATTTCACGGAAGTCTTCGGCGCAGTTTTCCCAATCTTCGTGGGGTTGTTCAATGTCGCAGAGGTCTTGCGGTTCGGCTGTTTCAGTTTCATCGGCTTCGTAGTCGAAGTCATGTGCCGTGAAGCCCATCCGCAGCAAGTTGCCCACCAGCGTGAAGTCGTCCGGCCCCGTGAGCGTTCCGTCCTTGTCCACGTTGTACTCGTCGATTTGAAATGCGTTCTTGCCGGGACCGAGGTATTTCTTTGGCGTGTCCAAAGCCTCGCTGATTGCCGCCACCAAATTTTTGCGTTCTGTGCCTTGCAGATTGAAATTGAGTGTCATTCAAATCCCTCCAAAGGTTTATTTTGCAGGGGTTCGCGCCCTTGCAAGAACATATTGCCGCAGGTGACGGACTATATCAAATGGAGTGTGATGGCGTTAAAGCGGCGATGCCGCCAAGCACAAAAACACAGCACGGCAGCGCAATCCCATTCCCCCAAAGGCGGTATTCAGCCCCGTCCGTGTGCGGGTTTTTCAACCATTTAATAAGCTGGGTGCGGCTTTTGGGCTTTTCGGATTTGCCCATGACACGCCGATGGGTTTCCCAAACAGCCGCCCAAAAAGCGATGTCCTCTTCCGTTGGCTCGGCGATACCGAGGTCAGAGCAGAAATCGCTGGGGAAACCTTGCAGCAAGGCACATTCCTGCGGCGTTAGTCTGCGGACGATGTATCGGGTTTCTTCTAATATATTAGGGCAAGTTTCAACCACCATGTTTTCGCCGCCGGGATAATCACCGCCATTGGCTTTGAGGGTGGCAGGGTTTCTATCCCATTTGCCGTAACCGTTGTTACCGAAGGTGTCGTTCACGATGGGAGCATCCTTATAATCACGGCTCATCAGCGTGGGTGCTTTTTCTTCGCAAACTTGGGTGAAGCTGCCGCAGGTCATGGAATAAGTGGTATCTTCGGAATATGCAACTGTGCCAACTTCCACTGTATTCAATGTGTAAGCGATATTTTGCCTGTAGCCGTTCCCCCTATGCGAAGGACGTGAGCCATTACCCTCCAATGCAACCACCGCCATGCCCCCGCCATTTTTGTTGGGGTCGGGAACAGAAGTGTCCAACGTTCGGCTGGTGTCCGCTTCGTAGCAACCGCTGTGCGGATTATTCGATTTCCACGAGTTTGAACTTTTGGAAACTAAACCGAAAGCCGTGGGCGTTCCGTCCATGATTAAGGGAACATTACCGCCACCCGTACCCATGCGCTCCGTCAGCGTTTGCACAGTACCGCTTTCTTCAATCTTTATGCGGCTGTCGGCGGGGTGGTTTTCCAACGGAATAGCCACCGCCATGCGGTTATCGCCCATGTCGGCACGAAGTGCGCCTGTAGGTTCGCCATGCCATGCGTGGCCGCCGACACGGGAAGCCGCGCCGGGTTCAAATACAATGGGTTGATGCCCGTGTTCTTCCGCTCGAAGCGTAGCTGTCACATCCTCCGAAACGGACATAAAAGAGCCGCCTTGGTCATTTAAGACTTTGACGGCTTCGCTTGTTGTTCCAGTGCTACCTTCAACACCGCAGGCAGTTCCTTGCCACGGGAAGCCGCCCTGCGCAAAATCCCCTCGCAGGCGCGACTCGTCAAATAATATTTGTCCGGCACATTCGCCATCAAAATCGATGACAAGGTAACAACGGCGGCGGCGTTGAGCGACTCCGAAAAATTGCGCGTCAATTGTGCGCCATGCGAGGGAGAAACCGTCTCCCACAATCTCGCCCGCCGTAGTCCATTTGCCTTTGGTGCTTTCAGGCATAGGAATAACGTGGGTCTCGTCTTTAATTTTGCAGAGTTCATTCAGCACCTCCAAAAAATCGCTGTTGCCGTTGGTTTTACTTGAAAAAATCCCCGGCACATTTTCCATCACGGCAAACCGGGGATAAGTGTTATTTGTTGCGGTGCGCATCTCGCGCACGACATGGACAGCTTCGTAGAATAATCCCGACTTGCCATCCAACCCCTCCCGCTTGCCCGCCACCGAGAACGATTGGCATGGGCTTCCGAAGGTTATGATATCCACGGGTGGGATTGCCGCGCCGGTGATTGTGCATATATCGCCAAGATGGAAAACATCGGGAAAGTGTTTGTGGGTGACCATGACGGCGAAGGGTTCTATTTCGGATTTCCATATTGGCTTGATGCCGCATAATTGTCCTGCTAACTCGAATCCGCCGGAGCCGCTGAACAAGGAGCCGAGGGTCAGTTCTTGCCGAACGTGCGCTTTTTTGCACGTTCGGATACCGCTATTATCCATTGTCTGCCACCTCCGCAAATTCCATCCGTTGCCCATCACGCTCCACGAACACGCCATCCGCGCCGTAGGCTTCCACATATCTGCGGATACTGGCCGAGGCGTACTTGGGGTCAAACTCCATGGCGAAGCAAATCCGCCCAAGTTGCTCACAAGCCATACCCGTAGAAAAACTACCCGAAAATAAATCCAGCACTATGGCGTTGGCCGCAGTGCTGTTTTTGATTGGCTTGGATAAAAGTTCAAGGGGCTTCATGGTTGGGTGGATATCATTTTTCTTGGGCTTGTCGTACTCCCAAACCGTGGTCTGGTCGCGGCCTACCTCCCATCGGTGCTTGCCTTTGGCTTTCCAACCAAAGAGAACAGGCTCATGCCGCCAGTGATACGGACTTCTGCCCATCACCAGCGAAGGTTTCACCCACTGGCAAACGCCCGATAACTTGAAGCCCGCTTCACGGAATGCCCTGCGAAACCACTCGCCTTGCGTATCGGCGTGGAAAATGTATGCGCTGGCTTCGTTATCCATCACCGCTTCGGCATTCTTGAACGCAGGCAGGAGCAGTTTTTCCACCAGTGCGTCCTCTGTCAAAGTGTCGTTGGCGATAGTTCCCGCCTTCCCAGAATATGACACTCCGTAAGGCGGGTCTGTCAGTAGCAGATTGGCACGTTTGCCGTCCATCAGTTTTGTAACGTCCTCTGTTTTCGTGGAATCACCGCACACAAGCCGATGTCTACCCAGCGTCCAAATATCCCCGGACAAAACAAATGCCGCTTCATCTAAAGCGGCACTGAGGTCGAAGTCATCATTCTGCACATCGCCGTCTTCCCCGGCGAATAGCTTTTCAATCTCCTTGGCATCAAACCCCGTTAATTCGAGGTCGAAGCCGAGGTCTTTTAAGTCGGCAAACTCCAAAGCAAGCAGTTCCTCATCCCAGCCAGCACTGAGTGCAAGTCGGTTATCGGCGAGGATATACGCCTTTTTCTGTGCTTCGGTGAGATGTTCCACAAAAATGCACGGAACTTCCAATAATCCTTCGGCTTTCGCCGCCATAATCCTGCCATGCCCTGCGATGATGTTATATTCGAGGTCGCACAGCACAGGATTAACGAAGCCAAACTCCCGCAAGCTGGAGCGGAGTTGAAGTATCTGCTCCTTGCTGTGGGTGCGGGCGTTGCGCGCATACGGCACGAGCAGGTCAATATCCACTTTTTCAAATCGTTCTGTTGATTGCATCTTCACGCCACCCGCTTCCACATATAGCAAGTAATAAACGGTTGTACCGTACTTGCTTCCCCGCTTGCCGGGTTTGTTGTTGGATTTCCTGTATCCACTGCCGCAGTCGGGTTTCCTGTATTAAATGCCGCCGTAGCGTTGCCTGTATTCACAGATGCGGTCATTGCGCCGGTGTTGCCTATAAGCGGCGCCCCGCCCGATACAGCTTCTCCTGTGTATACATTAGTATTTGATGCATTTATATGTGTTGGATTCCAATACGAACCGGCACTTGCATATTGAGTTAAAATCCCACCGACAGACAATGGGGCTACTAATGCGATACCGCCGTTCGCATGGTTATGCGCTCCCATGCTATGCTGGTGCGCGTTTGCCGCTACGCTATGAACATGATTTGTTTGCGGATGAACATGGTTGCTTATCGTGTGCGTATGCGTCAAATCTCCGCCTTCGGTTTCCGCGCCTTCAAAATCGCCACTGCCTACACCAACCGGGACGCGGCCGCTTCCCCACGGAGTCCATGTTCCCCCAAACAGGGAAGCCGGGTTATTCGGGTCAACACTCATATAAATACTACCAACGGGGTATGCAAATTGAATAAGCCCCGTTTCAATTAATGCGGCTACTTTATTTGCAAGCGCCTCAAAATCAGATTGTTCTGCTTTCTCTTCGAGAAGCGCATTCATTTTTTGTTGTTTATATAAAAACGCGCAATCCATGACTTTCACACCTCCGTATAGTTTAGAATTTTTGCCCTTGTATTAAAAGAACCCGATTTGTTATCGTAATAGCACCGGGGGATTCGTTTGTCATACGCCATCTAACACCATTTGTAATAAACGGGTCTAATGCGTTGTCGGTATAGCTGTCAAAATAAATTCGTTTATTTGCCAACGTGCCGACATTCATAATGCCGCTGGAGGATGCCGTTGTCATAACGCCGCCAACCATGCGCTCCATATGAACAGCGAGTAATTCTCCGGTTCCGCCCGGCCCCGCCCCTGCAATGGTACCCGTCAATCTCCATTCAAAAGCAACTCGCTGGTAGCGGTCATACGGTTTGAATTGGATTTCTCCGTTGGCGGTTATATTCCAATCGCCGGGATTCGTGTTTGAATAACGTGCAAGGTGTGCGATTGTAAGTCCTTGTGTCAAAACAACATTTCCTGTATTCGCAGGAATATTGACTGTGCCGGGGATTTCAAATCGGAGCAGATAGCCATCTGTCTGATATCCAAGATTTTCTTTCACGCCGCTTTCAACCACGAACGCCCTGTCGCTTCTTGAAATGTCAAGTTTGTTATCCAAAATGGCGTTATTTACCGTGACAATGCCTTCTTCGGCCTGCAAATATTGAATCCGCACCGTGTCGCCAATGTTTAAAGCCGTGTTGATAGTCACATCGTAACCGTCCACGGTATAATCGAACACAATCGCAAATTCATCATTGTTGCCCATGAAAACGGTTATTATGTCCTTCGGAAAATTATCAAGCGTGAAAATGTTGCTGTCGGCAACTACAAACCGCTGCGTTAAAATTTGGGATGTGACCACCCTGTCAAACTTTCCGCTAACTTCTTCTAAAGCGTTCTGCACGTTATCGGAAATTAATTTTGTATTGGTAGAATCGAAGGACACATCAATTGCCGCCACAACACCGCCGCCGCCTTGTTCAAGTGCCGTCAGACGATTATCGGTGGTTGTTATGAAGCCTTGTGAGGGAACGTCCGGGTCACCATTTAGCGTTTTGTCGATTGTATCCAAATCGGCTTGTATGCCGTTTAATTCTGTTGTCAACCCGTTTATTGCTTGTTGGCGGTCTGACACTTCTTGTTGAAGCGCGGATGCGCTTGCGAAGTCGGTATGACCACTCGAAGCGAAATCCAAATTTTGGAGAGCGGCATGGTTTGTCGTGCCGCCGCCCTGTTCAAGTGCTGTAAGCCGATTGCCGGTGGTTTCTATAAATCCGTCCTCTTCTGCTTTTGTGGAAGCGGATGGATTTCCGTGGAGCGTTTTGTCGATGGTATCCAAATCGGTTTGCATACCGCTTATTTCTGTTGTCAACCCGCTAATCGCTTGTTGACGGTTTGTAGTTTCCTGTTGGAGAACGGCATCGCTTGCGAAACCTGTATGACCGCTTGATGTAAAATCAAGATTTTTCAATTCGGAATGGTCGGATGCGCCGCCGCTTTCTTCCAATGCACCGAGCCGATTGTCGGTAGTTTTCTTGAAACCATCCTGTTCAGCTTTCGTTGGCGCAGTTGGGTCACCCCAATAGCTTCTGTCCATGGTCTGCAAATCGGCGTTTGTTGCTTGCAATTCACTGCTTAAAGCCTCTAAGCCTTCGGTGAGCGCAGAATTTAACTGCTCAATCTGCCCTTGTTTATCAGAAATGGCTTGCTCACGGGCAGATACTTCGTTGTCGAGTCCGACTTGACTGGCAAATCCCGCGTGACCGCTGCTTGCAATATCCAAATTGGAAAGTGCGGCATGGTCGGTCGTGCCGCCGCCACCGCCGTTTTGCAACAAATCAACGAGGTTATAAATTTCGCCGTCTTCGCCGATTACGCGCCCGGAGCGCGGCGTATATTGTTCGATGTCGTGAACAACATCGGATACCGGTTGTGCCATAATCAAAACCCCCTGTTCGTGAGCAACTCTAAGAAGGCATTTTTCTCTTCGTTTTGGTTGCCGCCATATTTGTTAATAACGTGTAAAATCTGATTGAAATCGGCTTGCATCGCTTTGTAATATCCTTGCCCCGCCGTGACATACGGCGAAAGTTTCAATTCCTTAGTCATACGGCCGATTTTCCGATTCATGGCTTCGCAGGCAAGAAAGCCCTGACGATTAAGCACATAGTCCGTGATGGTCTGCGGCGCTACTAAACCCTCGCATCCACGAGCCGCGATATAAGTTTCGATTTCCGCACGGAGCGCATCCGCAGACGGCACTTCTTTTTCGCATTCCTTCATCGCCATGGCGAAGTAGTCCTGCATGATGTTTTCGTAGACCACCTTTTTCACGGTGGGCTTGGGTGCAGTCGCACCATTGGCCTTTTTCCCTTCAAGTTTTGGTTCAACTTGAGGATTTTTCCGAGGACGGCCAGCCCCCGGACGATAACCGCCGCTTGGCATGAGCGTCACCTCGTTCGATTGTTTGATTTTGATTTCCTGTTTGATTTTTTGATTTTTGATTATCAAAAACCCACGCGACAGGCCGAGCGCGCTGACCAGCCCTAAAGTCGGTAAGGCAGTCGCGCCCCTTGCAAAAGTCGGGCTTGCCCCCGCCCCTTTATGGTTTTAACAACAAACTGTCACCGGGGAAGTAGTCACACCCCTGTCCGAAAATAGGGTCTGCGGCTTTGGGGACAAGTTGCTTCCCCGGTTGCAAGCACCCCGATACCACACCCCATCGGCAACCCCTTTTGTTACCCCTTGTTAAAAGGTCAAAAGTAATCCCCTTGCTCGGCGTGAAGTCTGCTGTGGCATTCACCGCAAAGGGACATGAGATTGTGCCAGTAGTTGTTTCCACCAACCGCCAACGGTGTTATGTGATGCACGGTGTCAGCGGGCTTAAGCCGTCCTGCATAACGGCACATCACACACAGAGGATGCGCCGCCAAGTAAGCCGCACGAATTTCCCGCCAATGCCGTCCGTACCGCTTATTGGACTTTGGGTCACGCTTGTAGCGGTTGTATTCCTTCATGTGCTGCTTTGCGTGTGCCTCACAGTACCGCCCGGCGGTTAGCTCTCTGCATCCCCGGTGGGCGCATGGCTTCTTTGCCCGCTTGGGCATGGGTTTCACCTCCAACGCAAAAAGCCGCCACGGGTTTTGCCCGTAACGGCTCTCTGAAATCTTGCCATCTTAACTATATCACAGATACCCCGATGGCTTCTTGTGGCTTTTAGTGGCTTGTATCACAAAAGCGGATAATTGCTACCTTATCCAGTGCCTTTTTATGAAGCCTGTGTACCCAGCGAAGGTCGAAATGTAAATCAACCGCAATTTGTTCCCATGTTTTGAAGCATAAATACCGCTGCTCCAGAAGGGTCTGGAGTTCTAACGATTCTACGTTCTTTATAATCGTTACAATTTCACGCTTGAGGTCAACGAGTTGAACGAGGTCGCAGTTGATTTCGGATTCCAAATCCAGCATTTTTGTGATGACATCTTCCATGCGATGGATATTTTTTGTGCTGCTGTTGGGTGCATGGGTTAAAGTGGAACTGGCTTTGGTTGCAAGGTCACGCAGAGATTGCACTTGTTCAATTTTACTGTTGATACGCTGGTCGATGCGGTAGGCTTGGGATAAATATTCTTTGGCGGTCATGACTTCACCCGCCTTTGCCAGTATTCACAGCCAGCCCATGTAACCTTCGGCTGTTTTTCTCCGTTGGGCGTTACATTTAACAGAGATCTGAAATATTTACTGCCGGGGCATCCGCATTCATACGCCGCCCACTTTAAGATTTGCTTGGGGCAGATTTTTTCAGTGTACTTAAACTCGCACCCTTCGCCGCATTTGCATTGCGGTTTTTTGCAAGTGCAATATTTATCCACTTCACAGCCCTTGCAATTCTTTTTTGTGTATTCGCTTGCCGCCATATCTTGCCTGACGAAGCGGCAATCCACACATCTCATTTTGTTAGCCATAATGAACCTCCGAATTCGTGCTGAACGTGCGCTCTTTGCACGTTCAGAGACTAAAATTTCACTCGGATTGGCACATTTTGACTCCGTGGGCTTACTCCATAGATTTACAAATTCGCTTTTACTGCCTCAATTAATGAGGTTTGTGTTTTGTCTTTTTCGTGCAGGGCTTTCAAAATGCGTTCGTCAACAGTATCCTTTGCCATAATGTGCTGAAGCACTACCGTTTGCGAAGCCTGTCCCTGCCGCCAAAGTCTGGCGTTGGTTTGTTGGTACAGTTCAAGTGACCACGTAATTCCGAACCATATAATTGTGCTGCCGCCGCTTTGGAGGTTAAGCCCATGCCCGGCAGAAGCTGGATGAATCAATGCCACAGGCAATTCGCCGTTGTTCCAACGGCTGATACTTTCAGAAGAATCCAATTGCGAAAATGGTATGTGCAGTTTGCGAAGCCGATGTTTAATGCGTTCGAGGTCGTGCTTGAACCAATATGCCACCAATACGGGCTTGCCGTTTGCTGCTTCGATTAAATCTTCTAAGGCGTCCAACTTGCGGTCGTGGATATGGTGGACATCGCCAACCTCGTCATACACTGCACCATTCGCCATTTGGCATAATTTATTGGAAAGTGCGGCGGCGTTGGCGGCGGTTATCTCTCCATCGGCAAGCTGAAGCACCAAGTCTTGTTTTAATTCGTCATACCGCTCACGCTCTTTTTCGGACAGCCGCACGGAAACTTCCGTGGTGATAAGTTCTGGCATAACAAGGTGGTCGGTGGATTTCATACTGATGGTGATGTCGGATATTTTGGAGTAAATCCGCTCCTCGGCGTTGGGAAGGGGCTTGTAGCTGTATATTACTTGCCCATTTCGCTTATCGGGCAAGAAGTATGCGGTGCGGTACTCGCCGATGAACCGCCCAAGCCTCGCACCCATGTCCAGTAATCGGAACTCTGCCCACAAATCCATTAATCCGTTAGAAGACGGTGTACCCGTCAAACCCACGATGCGTTTAATTTTAGGCCGCATTTTTATCAAGGCTCGAAACCGTTTTGTTTGGGAACTTTTGAAAGATGACAGTTCATCAACCACCACCATATCCCACTTCCACGGAATGCCGCTTTCTTCAATCAACCATTGGACGTTTTCTCGGTTGATGATGTGAATATCAGCCTTTGCCCGCAATGCTGCTTTCCGCTCTGTTGCCGTTCCCACCGCCACCGAATATGTGAGGTCGGATAAATGCTCCCACTTGGCAAGTTCATCCGGCCAAGTATCGCGGGCAACACGCAGGGGTGCGATTACTAAAACTTGATGCACCTCGAAGCTGTCAAACAATAAGTTATTGATTGCCGTCAGTGTCAAGGATGTTTTGCCAAGACCCATATCCAAGAATATGGCGGCGATGGGGCTTTTTTCGATGTAGCCGGCGGCGTATTGCTGGTAGTTATGTGGATTGTATTTCATTCAGCATCTCTCCAATCTGCGCCGCATCGCCCAGCACATAGACTTTGAAGCCCAGCCGCCGAAGCAGTCCATGCCGCGTCATCTGTATTGGTTTCGGTTTTTGCCCGGCCCGTTTAACTTCTATAAAAGCCAGCTTCCCAAGGGGGAAAAGAACAAGGCGGTCAGGCATCCCATCAAAGCCGGGGCTTGTGAATTTTGGTGCGATGCCTCCCATCGCTTTAACCGCTTGTACCAACTTCTGTTCTATTGTTTTCTCTCGCATTGCAAGCCTCCTCTTCGATAAGTTCAAAAACATAATGCTGTGCCGCCAAGAAGCTATCCATCCGCTTGTTGTTTTTCCAGTGGTATTGGTCATCGTTAAGATGTATCTTGTAAAACTCCCGCCCATAAAAGCAGTCACGTTCAACAGCGATGGCTCTCCGTTTATATTTGACCTCCCAGCGGTCATCACCCACAGCTTTCCATTGTTTTTTCAAGTAGTTAGATTTTCTTTGTCCTCGCCGTTTCGCTTGGGCATCACGTTCTTTTGCCGCCATGATATTGCCTTCCATTACCCCGGCGCAGATACAGCCAACTTGAAGTTCGTCCGGGTATTCGTGATGCACCATTACGTGAACATATCTGACACTTGGGTAATCGCACAGTTCGCATTTGAAACCTTCATCTTCGTAATCTATAACCTCGGCACAAGTCCAGCCGTCAAGCGGTGCGCCCAGTTCTTTTAACCGTTTGTAGCACCTGTAAACATATTTTTCCGATAATCCGCTTTCCAATTTTTTGCCTCCTTCCCGACACAATCTTCGGAAAAGTCGTGTTCAATGAAAAACCTTGATTCTATATGGCTTTGGCGGTACACAAGGCACAAGATACACAACAATTCCCCTATATTTACTATGCGCGGGTATACACACGCACCGCTCTCTTTTAGTGCTTTAACCCTATTTGAATATAAGGGGAAATAGTTGTGTTGTGTGTGTTCGCTTACCGCATGGGAAGTTATGTCGCAGTCCGCTTGTAAAGGCGTTGCCGCCCGTAAACGGGTAATTTCCTTATATCCTTCGACCTTTCCCAGCCGTCAACCTTGGTCATAAGTGCCGCCAAAGCGTAGCTGTCCGTGGGTTTCAATTCGTCAGGCTTGCGCCCAAAGCACTCGCACCAGATTTCGGCATTGCTGACAGTTTCACGTTGTACAGTTCCCACTGCATGGGTGGGGTCATCACGGTCACGCAGGAAATCCCGTCGTTTGTATGTGTCCATTTCATCCCAGTTGGTGGGCAAAAGGGTATCAAGGTAATTTTCCACCATGCCTTGCCGCTCATCGACTTCCATGGCATCACGCTGGGCATCTTCGGCAGATTGGATAAGGCCGCCTTCAAGGTACAGCTTTTCGCCGCTTGCCCAGATTTCTTTGGCTTCCGCCCATATCTGGTCACGTTCCTCTGTCGTGAAGTTCCATTTCTTTATCTGTTCGGTCTGCCGCACTTTAACAATCCAAAAGCGGCGGTTGCCCGTAATATCACGCAAATACCCACGTTCGCCATTAACCGAGCCAATAATCACGCACTGGCGTGGGTGACTCTCCACGGTTTTGCCGTAGCTGGGTCGGTATTTGTCATCGGCGGTGGATAAAAACGCCTTGACTTTTTCGATGTCGGCTTTTTTCATTCCCGCCAACTCGCCGATTTCCACTACCCAAAAGCCCTGTAGCTTCTCAGCCCCGGATTTATCGTCCATGTCAGTAAGCGACAATGTTTCGGAATAAAACTCCTCGCCCACAAGGTCTTTGAACAAAGTGCTTTTGCCGATACCTTGGGGGCCGTCTAAAACAAGGATGCTGTCGAACTTCAATCCCGGATGGTATACCCGCCCAACTGCGGCGGCAAAGGTTTTTCTTGTAACGGCACGGGTATATGGCGTATCATCGGCTTGCAAACAACGCACCAGCAGCGATTCAATCCGCTTTATCCCATCCCAAGCGGGCAAGCCGTCCAGATAATTGCGTATGGGGTGGAAGCGGCGGTCATCAGCCACTTTGGTAAAACTCACATCATGGTTCCGGCTTGAAAAAGCAACATAGCGAACATCCATCAAGGCTTTAAGCTGTGCGGTGTCCGCATCACGCCAGAATTTGTTATCAGGCGGTCGCTCCCATGGCACCGCACCTGTAACTTGCACACGATTGGCTAACTCGTTGTAAGCGAAGTTTGCAAAATCAGGGTCGTTATTTAGAATCAACATGGCGTTCCACACGCTGTTTTCCAACACTTTACTGCGGGTTTGATAGGTTAGTTGGGTACGCCAATCCACAGTATCATCAGTAAAATCCATTTGCGCCCGCACACGGCGTTCCTCATCCAGTAGGATTTTTATTGCATCCAACGACAGCACAAACTCGCTCATGGCATTAAATGACTTCTTCTCGTCAAGGTCGGGGAACTTGTGGACACGCACAAGGTCAAAGGCATTCAGCAGCTTTCCGCAAGCGGGGTCGCTGGCGTGGTGGGAATACAGCCACTTGCCGTCATAAATAACAACGCCCGCCATGGAATCGGCATCCTTGAACTGGTATCTGTCCTCAACAGCCGAAGGTTCATAAATGTCGGGTAAAAATTCCGCAATAACATCTTCAATGGTGTAAGCGGTGCAAAAAGCGCCAATCACGCCGCCTTTTGCCAACGGGTCTTGTTGCTTGGCAGTTTCACGTTGGCGGGCTTCGCTTTCCCTCGAAGATGTCGGCCACTGGGTAACATCCCGCCAGTCGGCGTACATTTTCAAATATTGGTCAGGGTCGAGGGGTGTGCCGTTTTCTTCAACAAACACAAACTCGCCGTTTGATGGGCAAGAAGCCCAATACATCATCCTATTCGCTTGATAGGTTGTATCATCAAAGAAGTCCAATCCGATTTGCTTTGCCACTATTCGCATAAGAGCCGGGTATTCGTCTTCGCTGACTTCGCGCCCAAATAAAATGACTACACGGTAGCGCGGGGATTCGGGTAAATGGCTGTGGGTGGAGTAGATGAAAAATTCCACGCCGGGTAAGGCTTGTTTGACTATATCGGGAAAATTTATACCTTCCGGGATTTTGTCAGCATCAAGCGCACCCACAATACGGCTGATAACATTTCCATTCTTGCGAACGCCGCCTTTAAGCCAGCCGCCCACAAAACCGCCGTGGTCTTTTGCCGCATCCCGCTGTGCTTTGGATAATTTCGGATACTCCTCGGCGGTTTCAGTGGTGCGGACAGGGTTGGAATTGCGTTCTTTGAGATAAGCCCAAGTCTGCTCTTGGTTCTTGTATTTCTTATCCGTTTTGCTGTTGCAAACGGAGATTTTCATTGAATAATCAGCCACTGTTCGCTACCTCCTAATCTTTTTGGTAAAAATCACATTCAAATCCCTCGACACGTAGCGGAAGCCCCTGCGCCCAAGGTGGGACACGGCTCATTTGCTGACAGACAACCTCGGTTGACATTCGCGGGTCGGCTTCGATGCAGATTTCGTCATGGACATGAAGCACAATTTCGCAGTTGCGGAGGGTTTGCATGGCATAGGCAAGAACATCACGACTTGCCGCTTGCACGACATTTTCCGCAATCTTGGGCCCGTAGGTTTCAATCCGCTCCCACTTCTTTGTTGTGCCAACACCCATATAGGTCACGCAATCTGAGCCGAAGCTGTTAATGCCGATTTTGGGTTTGACATATGAAAGCTGCCTGCTTGATGGAAGCGTTATAAACAACATTCCGCTTTTGCAATTAAATTGAATGCCATGGGTTTCAGTAAAAGTTCTATCCATTACCGCTTCTTTGGCGGCACGGTCTAACGCCCACCAAAAACGTACAATCTTTGGGTTGGCAGAACGCCACGCATTAACCAGCGGCTGGAGTTCTTCTTCTGCCAAACCCATGTCTAAAGCACCCATGGCTTTTAATGCACCGACCGAGCCGCCGTAGCCGCAAGCCAAGTCAGCCACCTTACCTTTTTGCCGAAGCGGGCTTTTTTTATCAATCTCAGCCGCAGGCACGTTAAACATTTGACTGGCGGTGGCAATGTAAAGGTCTTGTTTGGCGGAATAGGCATCCAGCACCCATTGTTCGCCCGCAAACCACGCCAGCACCACACGTTCTATACTGGCAAAGTCAGCAACAATCAGCTTGCATCCGGCTTTGGGTATAAATGCCGTGCGGATAAGTTCCGACAGCATCGAAGGCACGGAGCGGTACAGCATATCCAGCGCATCAAATTCGCCGAGCCGCACCAATGCCCGTGCTTCTGCAAGGTCGAGCAGATGGTTTTGGGGCAGATTTTGTAATTGAATCAAGCGCCCGGCCCAACGCCCGGTTCGGTTCGCACCGTAAAATTGGAACATTCCTCTGGCGCGATTGTCAGCACAAACCACATTTGTTATTGCCGTATATTTCTTTACAGAGGACTTTGCCAACTGTTGGCGCAGTGCCAGCACCTCGCCCAATTCATCGGGAGCAGTTTTTAACATTTCTGTCACGGCTTTTTTGCCGAGGGTGTCTGTTTCCAAGCCGTTTTCAGCCAGCCAATTCTTCATTTGTGCTACGGAATTGGGGTTGTCCAAGTCCGTCAGTTGTTGCATTTTTTGCAACAACTCAGTGCGGGAGCGGTCATCGGCGGCGATGGCGTTTTGTACGAGGGTCAAATCCAGAGCCACACCACGGTCGTTTATTTGCTGGTCGAGTTGATACTCATCCCAAATGATGTCCGGCACGGGAAAGTTAGCCAGCTTTTGTTGGATAGACATCTCCGATTCAATGTCGCGGGTGTTATATGAAATAAACGCCTCCCATTTATCGGGTGCGTGTTCGCCGGTGTTGCGGGTACGCTGGCCATTTGAGGCGGTGGGTTTACATGGCGAACAGAAATAGCGGATTAATTCCTTGCCGCTGGTTAGCTTCTGCTTCTCCAATCCCAGCACAGCACCCACGCCTTCGAGGGAGAGGGGCATACCCAAATAGGCACTCCAAATCATGGTGCAGCGCCAGCTATCGGGATTGAGATATTTTGCCAATCCCAATACTTCTGCCGAATGGTGATTGTCAGCAAAAGGGTCAAGAGAAATGCCCATGTCACGCAGATAACGGGATAAACACACACGTTCAAAGTTGGCATTAAATGCCCATTTTTGGACGGTATCATCCGTTAAAGCGTTCAGAACATTTGCCGGGATTGTTTCCCCGGCAGCAAGGTCAACTACATTTATTGCGCCGCCGTCTATGGCATAGCCAAATAACAAAACCTCAAAATCGGAGGCTTCGGTATATTTATAAACGCCGCATTTCTTGAGGTCATAGCTGGAGAAGGTTTCAATATCAATGTTGAGGGTTTTCATAAACGTCTCCTTTGCATTTGAAGATGGCGGAGGCGGCAGTCACGCCGCCTCCACAATATGGATTTCTTAGCCAAGGAACTCGTCATCGTATTCATCGCCGACTTCATCATCAAAGTCATCTTCGGCCTTGCTTTTGCCGCCGAGGGGAGTGCCTGCGGAAATAAGCTGCACGTTGTTCAATCCGCAAGCGATGCCACGGTTGCCGGAAGCGGAATAGGCGTAGAAGTTCACAGAAAACTTACAATACACGCCGCTGTACACCATGCTACGATTGGTAACTTCTTGGCGGTGGCGGTCAACGATACCGGGTGCGGTGTCGCTGTTCGCATTGATGAAGAAGCTGTTAGCGTAGGCTTCATCATCAGGACGTTCGACATCACCGTCACGAAGGGGAACTTTCAAGGTGGAAAGTGCAGGGGCAGTGCGTCCGTTGCCCTTTAACTTGCTTTGACCTTCGGTGTAGGCGGCTTCGATGGCTTTGCGGATTTTGGCAAGAGTGGCTTCATCCGACTTGGGGATGATGATGGAAACGCTGTATTTGGGCTTCCCGCCGTTGATGCTTTTCGGTTCCCAGAGGTTGGCGTAACTTGCGCGGCAAATGCCTGTGATAACTTTCGTGGGGTTCAATTCTTGCTTATTCACTTGGTTTGACATGGTATGTCCTCCTATTTTTCATGGTCGGCAAAATCATCTGCCGCCGTATCTACATGGATGGCTTGGCGTTTATCGTCATCCGGCACGAGGGTTGCTTTCCCCTTGGGTTTAACCACCAAAGGCGGGTATACGGGGTTGTTGTCTGTGCCTTCGAGCAATGCGCCAAATGTTGTCTTGCCGAGCAGTTTTGTCATGTCAGTAAGCCCCAGTAAACGGGGTGCTTTGAAAATGTCGTAGTACCCGGCACGTTGTAACCGTTCGGCAATCGCCGATTCATCGGTGTATTCACGATTGGAGCGACCTTCCACCAGCTTGAAGCCGGGGAATGTTTCTCCCTTGAGTGCGCTACTTAGCGCATAGTCTTTTACATCACTCAGCCAGCGGATAAACTCATCTGCTTGGGCGAGGATTTCGGAAATTTCGCAATGTTCCAAATGTGGTGGCGCATGAAAGTCATACTTTGCCAATTCCATATTTGCCTCTGCCCGCGCACGGCAGGTCGCTTTGATTTTGCAAAACTGGCAATGGTCACCTGCACGTTGTTCGCCTTCACCTGCCCAAGCCAACCGTGCTGCGGGTTTCACTACTTCCTCTGCCCACCGGTAGAGGGATTCTTTGGACACGGTTTCGGTGCTGATGTTTTCACGGCGGGGTTGCACGATGCACATGGTCACACGGTCGATGTCGTAGATGGCATCAAATGCAAGCAGGCAGCCAAGCGCGTAAAGTTTCAACTGTGGGTTGTCTTCTGCTGAAACGGCTATGCCCGCGCCGAATTTGAAATCTACTACCACCATTTCGCCGTTGCCTATAATGAGGCAGTCTGCCGAGCCGCTTCCTTGGGGAACGTATTCCTCATACCGCACCCGCTGTTCAACAATCATCAGTGCATCGCCCGCTTGTTTAAGGCGCTCATATTCCCCCATGCAAAAATTGACATATTCATCTGCGGCATCTTCCATGGCTTTGTCGTAGTAATTCAGATGCTTGCGAGGGTCTTTGGTCTTTTCACCGAGCGCTTTCCGCAGAAGGTGGTCGCACAAGGTATGTGCCTCCGTGCCTTCTTGGGCATAAGAACTACCGCTGTCGTTGGCGTTTTCTTCAAGCCTCGCGCTCTGCTGGCACACCAACCATCTATGGGCAGAACTGGGAGATAAAAGTGCGTGATAACTCATCCTTTAATCTCCTCTGCCTCGGCGATGACGGCTTCATAATGTGCCGGGTCGAGTTCACTAACCTTTGGCGCACCGTATTTGGTGATTAATGCCTTCACCTGTGCCGTAAAACCGTCACGAGACTTTGCCGCCAAAACTCTCCGCACATCATCCTCGGTGGTTGCGGGTTTTTCGGTCTTGGTCTTTGTTTTGGGTTTCGGGGTAGGTTCAGGCGGTGGCTTCAGTTCGGCATCATGCGCATAGTCGCTGTCGGGATAAGCTGTAGCCAATTCGTCAGCTATTAATTGAAGCGTTGCGATTGCACACGAAATGTCATTTGCCAGTGATTTTGCTTTGTCCGGGGTCATTGGACGCACCCTCCCTTCGGCAGTTCCCTAATTTCCACCGTCTCGACAGATGCGCCGGGTGTCAGAACAAGCACACCCACCTTGCCGCCGAGCAGGAAATTCAGGAGCCTGCTTCGAATAGTTCTTTGGCCGCTTTGGATGATGGGTGTTCTGCCGCCGTCCTTGTGGCCGATGTTGATGCTCACTTTGTGCTTCAGCATCTACGTTACCTCCATTTCTAAAGCCGCTTTATCGCCGCTTGTACCCTTACATCACGAAAAGCCAAAAACTTAACCTGCTTGTCTAAATTTTTTTGAAAAGTTTGTGGGCAGTCATTTTTGACTGCCCACAAAGGCTGGCGGGATTAACGCCCTAACGCCATCCGCAATTTGGCATCAGCTTTTGAAAGGTTCTTGCTAACGCTGGCTTCTGACTTGCCAATCATTGCGGCGTACTTTCTGGCAGGGATGCCTTTCAAGCGAACAGCCACGATTGCCTTAAACTGGGCAGGGGGAAGTTGTTTAAGGGTTTCGATAATGGTTTGAGCAGTTTCGCTGTAGGACTCGTCCGCAATAAGAAGTGCGAGTGGGTCGTTGCTGCTATCGCCAAAAATGGAGGCGTTGGGGTCTGCGGCATCAATTGAAAAAATGGAAGTAACGGTCTTACGGCCAGAGCGATGATGTGTTTGGTCGTTATTCCAAATGGAATCATCGGACGCATGAAGGTCGGCAATATCGGCATTGGTAACGCCGTCTTTGTTCGGGTGGATGGTGAATGTTTCACCTGTGACACTTGTGTACTGATAATTAGTGCGGTTCTTTTCCGCAGTTCTGTACATTGACATTTTGTTTCCTCCTTGGGATTCAGATGGGGGGGTGAAGTGTTGCGGGGGTCTGAAAGCCCAAGGCGGTGAACGCGAACGAGATTTTTGCATCTTTTTGTCCTCCGTTGATTGACTTTTTCCGCCAAATCCTGTATAATGGGGTTTAATGGGTGTTGCCGGGGTTTTGGCTCGGGTTGCACCTGTTGGCGGCGGAGGCTCGTACCTTTTTTGGGGATAAAAAAAAGTCCCATTGAGGACAAACCTCTCTGGGACAAGTCAAATGTTGGCGCAGTTGGAGCGGAACGGTTGGCGCGATTAGATTGATTGGAAAATCTACGGAGGCAAAAAGATGGCAAAGAAAACAAGCCCCACGCTAACCGGTGGGACATTCTTCATGCTTCTATTTGAAGCTACATGGCGTGAGCCGCGTGAACATAGAAAATGGGGGCAAGGCACGGGAATAACAGAAGAAGATGTATTCGAACAGCTTATTAAAGTAGCTGTGCCAAGTTGTAATCAAAGAAAACATACATCACAGTACAACTCCAAAGTGTCTGCGTATAAATACGGTTCATCTAAAAGCGGACGCTTTTCAATTGATGAACAACCACATAAAACAAATTTCAACAACACTATAACTCAGGACTACCAACAGCCGCTTGGCCGGATGGTTGAACTTATCGAGGACTATTTGGACATTTGTGGAAAGCAAGATTGGCTTGTCAGAGCGTTGCTCGACCTTATATGTGAAAAAAAGTGTATAGATGGAGACGTGGATTTATATATTTGCGAAGACGGCGGCGCAGTAAAAGCAACAGCACTTAGTACGCTGAATGATATTTGCCTCCCCTCGTTTCTATTGGGCATTTGGCATTTTATAGTTTGTAGTGGTGTTAGTAATGCCGATGGCAAAGAAACAGCCGATGATTGGTGTAAACCCCACGGAAAAAATAAGCGACATCCATTTTCGAGTGATATTGGTCAAGCCATAGACAGCAAGCGAAAACTAAACATCTATATGCCTGTTAAAATTGAAAACGACACGGATGAAGAGGAAGAAACGCCAATCTTGGATGATGAACCCACTACATGGCAAAACGAATACGAAATGCCAGACCCAGAGCCAATCCCGACAACAATGCAGCAAATAAACATAGCGCCTGCTGTAGTAGTAAATCAAGGTGGAACCGCCACTATAACGCAATTCAACAACGCAACAATTGAAACCATCAACTTCGGGAGGGGGAGAGCAAAATGAGCAATGCACTTATTGAAGCCGTGCGCACCATTCCGGGGCCTGCTTTGCCTCAATCTCCTATAATAATTCAAGGCTCCAATGCGGAAATACAACAATTCAACAATCCCCAAATAAACACGATGAATGTTTACGCAACGGCAGAACATGGAGAGCTATTCGATGTCTCAATAGCCATCAGCAACGAGTTTTACAGCTTGTTCGTGGTGAGCGATGATGATATAAAAGCAAAATCATTTGTGATTGGCAGAGATTGTTCGCTTACTGAAACTGTGGGAGTAGATGCGGAAATTTCCAAAAGATTTAGACCGCTTACCCCGGATGCAATTAAAGAGATAAAGACTTTTCCAACTATATTTGCAAGCCTAAACCGAAACAGATGCCAAACAGATGATGAACACAAAGCTACCCTTGGTTTTGTAACCGTAGTTGACCCAACCGCCACGAATGGCATTAAAATCTCCTTCCAGTCATTCTGTAATATTTCACAACGGTTGTTAAACGCAATGGCAACAGACCTTGGCATCAGAGGTGCTGCAATGCGTAATGAATTATGTCAACCGCATTGGGCGATTAAACAAATAGATTTGGTGAAAAAATTAAAAGTGGCAGATATTCGCCTGCCGGCACCATTTTAGTTAAAAAAACGAATGGAGGATTCTGATGAGCAATGAGCATGAGAGTGCAGTACCGGAAAAATGGGTGAATCTTGAAGATATAGCTGTTCACCTAAGTATAAGCGAAGATACTGTACGCACATGGATTAAAGAGGGAAAGTTGCCAGTTTATAAGGCGGGAAAACGTTATAAATTCAAAATTTCGGAAGTTGATGCATGGGTACGAGAAGGGAAAATTAAAGAATAAAATCACGAAAATCAAAGGAGACAAAATTATGCCAAGAGCAGCACGAACAGCCGTAGTCGAACAATCGCTCGAATCAATAATGTGGAATTGCCGAAACGCCCTGCGAGGGACGGTTGGCGGCAATGAAAAAAATAGAGATGCCGTCATGGGCTTAGTCTTCTTGAAGTTTGCCGGGGACAAATTTGACAAGCGCCGCGAGGCAATCAAAGAGAAGCACGGCGATGTTCCGGCTTTCTTGGAAAAGAAGTCATTTTATTTATCCGAGAATGTGTTTTTTCTTAATGAAACCTCTCGGTGGGGTTATATTGTCAAAAACGCGAACGCAAACGACATAGCCGTTATCATCGATACAGCCATGCGTGATATTGAAGATGGCAACCCACCGCTAAAAGGCGCACTGCCACAGAACTTTTATGCCACCCTCGGAACGCGCCCGGAACAAATGAAGGCACTCATTGACGAAGTAAATAAAATTGATGAGAAGCGATTTAATGAACGCGATTTAATTGGTCGTGTTTATGAATATTTCTTACAGGTGTTCGCCATCGACTCCGGCACGAGCAACGAAAAAGGCGAATTCTACACGCCTGCCAGCATTGTCCAGCTTATAGCCGAACTCATAGAACCATATGAGGGTGTTGTTTATGACCCTTGTTGCGGCTCTTCTGGTATGTTTGTATCTTCCATCAAGTTTGTGGAACGGCACAACGGCAACCGTTCCAAAATATCCGTGGTCGGACAGGAGCGAAACCCCGACACATGGCGGCTTGCGAAAATGAATCTCGCCATCCGTGGCATCGCTCACAATCTTGGTGAACGCCCGGAGTCCACTTTTGCTGAGGACTTGCACAAAGACAAAAAAGTTGATTTCATTATGGCCAATCCTCCGTTTAATTTGAAATTAAACGCACAAGGCGTAACGCAGGATAACTTGAACGGTGATGTTCGTTGGGATGGCTATACGACCCCGCCTGTTTCGAATGCCAATTATGCGTGGATTTTGCATATGCTTTCAAAACTGGACGTGACAAACGGCATAGCGGGCTTCTTACTTGCAAATGGCGCATTGAACGCTGATGGAGTGGAAGGTGAAATCCGCAAAGGACTGGTCGAGAACGACAAAGTTGAAGCGGTCATCGTTCTGCCCCGCGAGATGTTTTATTCCACCGACATATCTGTTACGCTTTGGATATTGAACAACAACAAAAAAGCCCGCTTTTTAAACGGGCGACAGCTGCGCGACAGACAAGGTGAAGTCCTCTTTGTTGACCTGCGTCGCCGAAACGAAAATATTTATGAAAAGAAGTATGTCCAATTTTCAGATGAGCAGATTGCGGAAATAAAAGCAATTTATACAAGTTGGCAAACGGGCGAGGAGTATGCCGATGTGCCAGAACTTTGCTGTTCGGCAACAAAAGAGGAAATTGCCGCAAAAAAATACTCTCTTGCACCGAGCAAATATATTGAATTCATCGACCACGACTTGGAAATTGACTACGCAACTGAAATGGCGCGAATTCAGAATGAAATGCGAGAAGTGTTGACTGCCGAAAAGAAATCGCAAAGAATGCTTGAAGAAGCACTTGGAGGTATTGGATATGGGATTAGTTAAACTTGGTGCATATATTGAGCAATTCGACCTTCGGAATACAGATGGTGCTTATTCAGCAGATTCGGTTGTGGGACTTTCGACAGCAAAGCAAATAATCGAAACAAAGGCGAACTTAGAAGGTGTGAGTATGACATCTTACAAGCTACTACCGCCACACCATTTCGCGTATGTTCCAGATACATCGCGTCGAGGAGATAAAATGTCGCTCGGTTACAACTTAACCGATGAGATACTTCTTGTTTCATCAATTTCCATAATATTCAAGGTTTCTGATGCCGAAAACCTCAACTCCGATTATTTATATATGTACTTTAATCGTTCGGAGTTTGACCGTTATGCACGTTTCCATTCGTGGGGTTCAGCCCGTGAAGCGTTTTCATGGGATGATATGTGTGAAATTTTGATAGATTTACCGCCGTTGCCCATACAAGAAAAGTTCGCGAAAACATACATGGCGATTATGGGAAATGAAAACTATAAAGCGCGTCTTGGTAATGTCGCTCCAATCTTAATAAAAGGCTCGATAGACGAAGCATACGCCTAAAACTCGCAGCGCGTTGCGAGAAATCGAAAAGTGCAGACACTGTCTGCAAAATTGGAGGAATATTTATGGGCGATAATTTAATCCCGAATAATGCAAACGCTTTCGATGAAGTCATTTCAATTATCGAAAACGCCCGTGAGAGCGCGTACCGCGCCGTCAACCGGGAACTTATAAATATGTACTGGGACATCGGCGAATATGTGAGCCGCCGCGTTTCCGAAGGCGGTTGGGGTAAGTCTGTCGTTAAAGAATTTTCCGATTTTATCCAAAATCAATATGCCGGCATCCGTGGTTTTTCTACTTCAAACATTTGGAGGATGAAGCAATTTTACGAAACATATTGCGAAAATGAAAAACTCGCAACGCTGTTGCGAGAATTAACGTGGTCGCACAACCTCCAAATATTGTCATGCAAAACGGAAGAGGAGCGGGAATTTTATATCACACTTTCGATTAAAAACCGTTATTCTTTTCGTGAATTAAAGCGACAAATGGATAGCGCGTTATTTGAACGCACGATGTTGTCGGAAATTACTAACAAACTGATAACCGACCGCAGCGAAGGTTTGACCGCTCTGCGTGATAGTTATGTGCTTGAATTTTTGGACTTGCCGACCACCCATAAGGAAAAAGACCTACGCAAAGCAATCGTGGCCAACCTTAAAAATTTTATTTTAGAATTTGGCAAAGACTTTGCTTTTGTTGGTGAGGAATACCGCGTCCAAGTCGGCAACCGTGACTTCTACATTGATTTGCTGTTCAGCAACCGCGAACTGCACTGCCTTGTTGCGATTGAATTAAAAATAGGTGAGTTTGAGCCGGAACATCTCGGCAAAATGGAATTTTATCTTGAGGCTCTTGACCGTGACATTAAGAAGCCTTCCGAAAATCCGAGCGTTGGACTTATCCTTTGCACAAAAAAAGATGCAACAGTGGTTGAGTATGCGTTAAGTCGTAGCCTTTCGCCTGCTCTAATCGCCGATTACAAATTACATTTACCCGATAAAAAAATATTGGAAAACAAACTGCGCGAATTAACTGAACTTGTGGAAATTTCAAATATCGAAGAAGAATAAGAGGAGGGGTAGCCGTGGACTTAAATTTTGTTAGAGGACAGTTCACCGAAGCCGAATTGGAAAAGGCTATTATTAGTCTTTTTGAAGCGCAGGATTATGAGCATATCTGCGGCGAGTCGATTCACCGTAGATTCGAGGGCATTTTAATGGAAGATGACCTGCGGGCTTATCTCTCCAAACATTAT